AATATTAGCTGTAGTAGCAACTCTTGTAATAATTCTTGTCTTGAGTCCAGTAATTAAGTTATCTACATAGGTTTTAGTGGCAGCATCAGAACCTGCACTAGGTGAACCCAATCCTGTAATAGAACCACCTGTTACTGCTACATTGTTTGCATTTTGTGTAGCAATCGTACCTAAACCTAAATTAGTTCTAGCAGTAGAAGCACTAGTTAAATCACTAAGATTACTAGCTTTGACTAACTTAGCATCTAATTGTGTTTGAATATTAGAACTAACATTGTTTAGATAACCGAACTCTGTATTAGAAATAGATCCATCGTGAATCTTAGTAGCATCAATACTACCCGCTAATTGACCATTAGTAATAGTACCAGAAAGAGAAGAAGTAGGATATCCTGTAGCATCTGCTAAGTTAAATGCGGGTGTAGCATCAGAACCACCTAAAGATAAAGTAACCCCACCATAAGAAACAGTAGAATTAGTTAAGGCACTATTAGGAAGATTAGATACTGTATTAGAAGCACCACTAATTGTTTTGTTAGTTAATGTTTGTGTACCAGAGTTAGTTGTAACTGTAGAATCAATCGCAACTGTTAATGTGTTTGTTGCAGCGGAAGTATCAATACCTGTACCACCTGTAACAGTAAGTGTTTCACTGTCTAGATCAATAGCAATCGTACCTGTATCGGCAGCTAGGTCTAAATCTTCTTGAGTTAATTTGTTGTCAATATAAGCCTTAATAGATTGCTGAGAGGCAACCGCAGTCGCACTGTTAGAGGCCATATCATCTTCGTCTTTAAAAGCAGTACCAGATAAAGAAGTATTAAGGACAGGACTAGTTAATGTTTTATTAGTTAAGGTTTCAGTGCCAGTTAATGTTGCAAAGTCAGCATCTGTCATTGCAGTATTAAACTGTGCCTTAGTACCTGTGATTGTGTTACTGCCTAATGAGATAGACTTATTAGACATAGTGACAGTACCAGATGTTACAAAGGCTTTAGTAGATTGTTGTGAAGGTGGTAAGATAGCAGAGTCAGTAGCCATTGAATCTTCATCAATAACGGGAGTTGCTGGGTTACTATAAGTAGAACCTACATAAACATCAACTGTGGTATCACCACTGTCAATACTCCCACTATCAAAAGTAAATGTTAAAGTTGTATTAGGAGAAGAATAAGAAGAAGTAGCAATTTTTCCATAGATTGTACCAGTGTTAGAACCAACAACTTTAACTCTACGACCTACATGATGAGAAGAAGTAATATCGGCAGCAACAGTAATAGATGTAGCAGAGGCATAAGAGAATGTAGTAGTGCCATCACTGTCACCTAAAATAAACCATTCTTTATCGTTAAATCCGTCTCTAATGTCTTTAACAATCTCACGCATGGAGTTGTTAACTGCACTAGGACTCATCCCTTCTGCCAACGAACTACTATTAACAGATGTGTTATTAGCAGCGGTTGTACTATAATCTTTGATTGCCATTTAATTTATTCTCCTCCAAAATATTCTTTATTTAAACTTGATGCCAATAAACCAGTAGTCATTGGTGCAGCTTTTTTAACAACTTGTCCGGGTAAATTTAACAAACCACTTATTGCTGCAGTGCCTGGTCTTGTATAAGCTAAATAACCTAACGCACCAGGTACACCATAAGTTGGTATCTGCATTAAATTAGTGGCTAAGTTACCAGCTATAATTCTTGAAGCAGTACCTGATTCTGGGAATCTACCACCTAGGGTTTTTTCTGCCAATTCTGTTTTAGCTTGCATCGGTAAATCACCTCTTGCAAATTGTTTTTTACCAACACTAATATCTTGTTTTTTAATAGTAGATAATAATTGTGAAGGAGTAAAAATACCTTCTGTTTGTGCTCCTTTAGCTACCGCATCCCCTACTCTTTTCATGTTGTAAAAAGTCTTATTAATAGCTTGAAGATCTACTAAATTTTTATTTTGAAGATCAATTTGGTTTCTTAGAGCGGTTTGAATTTCTCCAAAGACTTCTCCAATATCTCCTTCAAAACCACCTTTCCTTATAAATTTATTTTTTTCTTTTCCTAATAAAGATTCAATGTTTTTTATCTTATCACCTGTTAGTGTGTTTTTTTCTATTTTGTCTAAAATATTTTTAGAAACAAAGCTATAAACTTTATTAATACCATCTGTACTTAAGTCAGATTTATTTATGATATTAGTAATATCTTTAAATAAAGGATCTGTGTCTTTTATTGTTATTTTTTGTAATACTTTTTCATAAGCCTTTGAAACAGCATCATCTGCAAATTTAAAAGCATCTCTTCCTTCATAACCTGTTGGTAATTTTACTCCTAATGGTTTCAAGGCATCGTTTAACATATATTTATTATAATTAATTAGATTATTTAAACGTGCAGTTTGAATTGAAGTTCCAACCCCCGGAATACCTGTTGATGCTTCTTCTATTGTATTTACTAGATTCCCCAAAATACCAGCATCTCCACCAGCATATTTTTGACCTATTGTTAATGGTGGTTTTGTTAAACCCATTGTTTTTGCAATTTTTTCACCAACTGTTTTAGCTTCTGGTGTAAACTTTTTTATATATTCTTTTGCAGCACTACTAACTTTTGGTAAAATTACATCACCAGCTTTGCCAATAGCTCCACCTACAGCTCCACCTAATGCAGCACCACCTAATCTTTCTCCTTCTTCAGAAGCACCAGCACCATAAACAGCACCTTGTACTGCTGATTGTGTTCCTACGCCTTTTGCTAATTTTGCTGCTCCAGTAACACCTACCTTACCAAGAGTTGCACCCGCTTTGGCAATTCCAGCACCCCCTAAAAGAGCTGTTGGTAAACTACCAGCTATTTCAGAACCATAAGCTAATACAGGACTTGTTTCTCTAAATTTGTCTATGTCAGTTCTAATCTCTTTGACTATTTCTTCATAAGATTTGTTTTTATCTAAACCAGATCTAATTAAGGCCTCTATTTCATCCGCAAATCCAAATGTTATACCTTGAGCAACTGCTCTAGGAACTCCAACCATAGCATCTTCTCTAGTTCCTCTTTTTTCGTTTGAGTTAGCTCCTATTTTTTTTTCTGGTAGTTTATATTTCATTTAATTATCACCCTTCACTTAAATCATTGTCTTTGGATCAAATATCATCAAGGAATCACTCTGTGGATTTACAAATAATTGACCTGGTTGAATTAAACCATTTTCAATCATATAATTAAATTCCTCATTATTTTGTGGTTTTTGGAACATTGGCCCTAGAACATTATCTGCATAATCACCAAAATATTCTCCTGTTTCTCTATCAAACAACCCTTGATTTTTATAAACAAATTGATTCATTAATTGAAATCTTTTTTTATTATAATTATTAACAGTTCGTAATTGAGCAACAATAAGTCTGTTTGATTCTTCATCTTTTCCTAAACCGGGAACAGATTTATTCATGTAATCAACTTCTATATCTGAAGTTGAACCAGAACCGACAACTCTCATTCTTGGAGTTAAGTATGCTTCTAATGCTTTAATTAATTCTTGTTGGTTAAATCCTTCTAATTCTTCACTAGACAAGACACCTAAATCAGCCGCTACACGTTTTAATCCAAATAAGATATCTTGTGAATATCCTGTTTCAACACCTTGATTTAATAAATTTTCAAAAACTTCTAATCTAGCATCTAAATCAGCAGATGATTTTACTATCTCGCCTGCTGATTGTAATTCATCAAACGCATAATTAACACTTCTTTTGTCAAATTCTTTATCACCCATACTAATTTGGGTTTCTGGTTTTAAAGCATAATCTCTTACAAATTGTTCGTACTCTGGTGTACCTGGTATATAACCAGCATCCACTGCAATCTTACCTGCATTGGATAAATCTAATTCAGGTGGTTTAGATAAATCTTTTAATGTACTCGCAATTCCAAAAGATTGTAATGCCCTAGTTAAATCATTTTGTTGTTTTTGTTGAATACCTTGCCCAGCACCTGTTAAAGCACCAACGGCAGCTTGACCAAAAGATATTGGAGTTGTGCTATAACCCATATAAGGTTGTATTCCTTGCATTGCACCTAATAGACCAGCTTGTAATGGTGTTTGTTGTGGTGATAGTAAGCCTTTTAATTGTTCAGATGTTGGCATATATGCCATTGATTGTTTTAATAAATCTTTAAAATCTGCCATTATAAAGCTCCTAGTAAACCACCACCTATAGCACCCATCATTGGACTAATTTGTGGCACAAGAGTTCCTAAATAAGCACCCCCGGTTGCACCACCTAATAAGTTAGCACCTAAGTTTCTGTAAATAGGTTGTGCTGATACTGTTTGTTGAGATGTTGGAGCACCAATCGATGCTAAGTATTCTCTTAGTTTAGTGTAAGGTTTTTGTTGTTCAAATTGGAATCTTTGCATTGCGTCAGCTAATTGAGCTTCTGATAATGCCTCTCTTTGTTGGCCTACTTGTGCTAATTGAGCAATGTCAGTATAATCTTGTTGAGCTAATGCTGGTGCTAATTGGGCAGCTTGTAATTGTCTTGCACGTTCTTGTTGATAGGCACCACCATAAATCTGTGAAGCTAAATCACCATAAGTCTTACCAGCAGTTTCTGCCATTGCAGCAGAACCATAACGACCACCTTTAGCAAACATAGAACCTAGTTGACTTTGTACATCACCTGCGGCTCTTTGAAATGTTTGTTGTAGATAAGGATTGGTTGATGGATCTAAATATTGACCAGATAATATATTTTGAATTTCTTGTTGTGATGAACCTAATAATGGACTACCTGCTAATGCTCTTTGCTCTGCTAATTGTAGAGCAGCTTCTGTTTGACCAGAAAAAGGCACATAAGTAGCCTGAGGAAAGTATTGCGGTACATCAGATTGATATAACTGTTGTGCTTGTCCTAGAGCTTCTTGATAATATGGTTTAGTAAATTCAGAAGGCTCTGCTGTTACTGTACTTGATTGTGTTGTGGGTGTTGATCCTTTACTCATGTTAATTCCTTTACAAAATATACGGCTTGAGGTTCATAATCTCTCAAAACTTTTGTCCATCCTTTCCTTCCAACAATTTCTAATCGTTGGCATTTATTCTTTTTAGCCCAGTTCTCTACTTTCTCTGTTAGTAGAGTCAGCCATGATTCCATATTTGAACCACCAGCTAGAACCCATCGCATCACCCTCAGTTGAGGATAATCACAAACTTCAGTAACAAAAGATGCTTCTATTCCGTTATTCCAACTAATCCATAGTTGCATCCTATTTTGCTTTATATACTCAAGTATATCATAACTAGAGTATGATCCATCGAGGGCTTTCTCTAGTTGAGCTCTTACTTGTGGCCAAATAAACTCTAAATCTTCTACTGGTACTTGTGTTACTACCCTACCCAATGACGACATATCGGTATTGTAAATCGTCTCCGTGAGGATGAGCACGATGCCCTATAGTAAACTGTTGTTCCCCTATATTACTTAAATAAGCATAATGGTTTTCATCTGCTGCGTGTTCAGTCAAAGGAACCCATAAAATAACACTGTTAACACCAACCCTAGCATCAATAATAGTGGTACTAGTTGTTGTATAATCTAAACTAAATTCACCAGTAGAATTTAACTTTCCATCAATAGTGTTATTTAAGGCACTAGAAATTAATCGTAAATGTTGTGCTTGATCTGGGATAGAAAGAGGTACTCTTAAAAATTGGTTAAGTGCCATTATCTTTTACCTTCTGGTTTAGCTTCAATATCTACACCACTAAGTGTATCAAAGTTACCATCTACAGAGACTCTTAGTCGATGATAACGACTATTTGATCTTAAAGGACAATCTCCACTACTAGTAATAGTAACGGCAGTTCCTTGTGTTGCTGTATCAGCTTGAGATGCTCTAGTAAAAGGAGTTACTGTAATTGTAGTTGATTCTCCATTTGCATCTACGATAGGTCGTGCATTAGTTAAAGTAGATCTTCTACCTTGTACACCTTCAAACTCTGTAGTGTCCACAGTAGCGGCTAAACTACCGCCTAAGAATTTACCAAATTTATTATCACCATTAAAACCAGCAAGACCAATAATACCTTCACCATAGAAGTAAGAGTCTAGAGATCTAGGTAATCCGTCTAAGTCTCCTAACACATCTAATGATTCTAATGTATTAAATGCTTCTTGAGATGCAGAACTAATATATTGTAAACTTTGACTAGAACCTGTTGACCATTTGTCCACTGCATAATTGTATATTAAAAATTTATTATTGATAGTACCTGCACCTGTAGCACCACTACCACGATATGACCAAATAACAATCGAGTTGTTGGGATCGACAGCAGAAGTAATACCTTCAAAGTTAGAAGTAATATCATTAAAGAAAAATTCATTAACTCTACCAGCACCAATAGGGGTTAATTGTTGACCACCTGTTAATTTGTAGAATCCATCTTGGGCAAGGAAGAAAATATTATTAGCAAAGGATGCTACAGACTTAGGTGCAAAAGCACCAATGTTATCTGCAATCTTATTGAATGTAAAAATTAAAGGAGTACCTACATATTCCATACGATAGATAGCTCTTTCCATAAAGATAGTACCGAAGGATTCACCACCTACTACGGCTTGAACAGAACCATGTGTACCCACAATATCTTGATAACCAGATTGTGTTGTTTGACTAGGTGTCCAATCTGTAGAATCATTTAATGCAGACCATTTTACTCGTTGGTTATAAGCAGTAGAACTTTCGTTTGTATAACCTAAAACAACAAAGTCTCTAATAACAGCTAAGTATTTTCCTTTAAGAGAAACTAGATCAGCGAAAACTGTATCTACACCTTCATCAAACTTCTGTAAATTATCTGCATAGTTTGCTGCAATAATCTTGTTACCAAATTGAGTAAATGTCCAAAAGTCTTTAGAACCTTCTGTCGTAGAATTAGTATATCCACCAGATTTTGAAACGTCTTGGAAATCACCATTATTATCCATTTGATATAACTTAGTTGTATCACCTGCATAGTTAGTTGATCCACTAGAACCAAAAGAAGTAAATAAACCTAATGGTTGATTATTTAAAGCAGTATCACTTAAAGCAACAAAAGAAGGAAATGATTTATATCCTTTTGCTAAAGGAATAACATTATCAATCTTTAATGAACCAGGATTTTGATATCTTGGTAAATCAGCTTGTAGGTTTCCAAATTCAATCATGGAGTTGCTGTATCAGTGCTCATTGCAAAGGCAGTACGCCCAGCATATCTTCCTTTTTCATCGTCTTGGTTAGCAGCATTAACTGATTCGTTATAAAGAGTTAACCATGTTACTAATCGTTCATCGTTCATTATATAAGGTTGAGATTCGACTAATGATCCATAAAGATAAATTTGAGGATAATGAGTTAATAAAAAGTTAGTTGTGTTCGAATCTGATAAGGCGGGAATCTTTTGGAAGTAAGTTATTTTAACACTGTAAGTAGAATCGGGAATAGGAGCAAGTTTAATTGTATCTCCAATAATTGTATAAAGTTGTGGAGTACCCGAACTATCAGTTAAATTATTTAATTCAATCTCATTAGGATTAACATAGTCTAAAACAACATTAGGATTACCATCAACATAGAGTTGGACTATTTCCAAAAAGTCTGTTGGTAGGTTTAATGTAGCAGTGCCACTTACACAAGTTAAAGTTGTAGTAGTTTGCATTTTTCTTAATCGTAGATTTCTATTTAATTTAGATTCTGCTAAAGTAA